CCGTACCGCTGGCGAAAGCCTCTCCGTAGAAAGTTTCATTCTCATTCTCTTTAACTGTCGCATTAAATAAAATAATATAATAATATATATTAATAAAATAATAAATTAAATATTAATATTATAATAATAATCTTAAGTACTAGATACTAGTGATTTTTTATAAATGTTGCCACAACTATGTCCATATCTCAATAAATAGTATTTTTAGACGATTTAAGACATTTTAAGTTCAAGATGGTATAAACTATCATAAATGAAATATAAATAAAAAAATGGCACTAAAAAGTGCCATTTCTGATATATTAAGATATTGATATTGTTATTTCAGATTCACTTTCAACTATAATATCATATAGTTTTCTGAAGGTACTTGTACTATTAGTTACTTTACCCTTGACAGAATTTGTTCCAACCAAAATGCAACCTGAACTATCTTCTTCATCATTTCCAATATGTATTAATACACCGTCAAAACCGGGTACATTTACTAATCTAGGTAAATATCCATCACAGAACTTATAAGCAGCATATTTTTTAAAATCACTAAATTTTGGAGATATTATGTCCAAACTTACCTGATATGTTCCTGTTGGAATTGCTGTTTTTCCATATACCTTTATTTTATTAATCTCTTCAAGTGGCATATCCTGTGTCAATCCTCTATCTTTATCTTCCAATGTATCACAGAAATAAGAGCCATTTATATATAGTTTACCTATTGTATAATCATTACCTTTAAAAATCCTTTTAAGTTCAAGTTTCATTTGTTTTTTATTTATAAAAAATATATGTTTATAAAAAACAGTTTATTCAAATAATAAAATACAAATGGAAATAGAAGTATATAGAGATATTGAAGGTTATGAAGGTCTATATCAAGTTAGTAATTTAGGAAATGTTAAATCATTAAATTATGGTAGAACAGGAAAAGAAAAATTATTAAAATTATATAAAGGAAACAATGGATATTTATATATAACTTTATATAAAAATAAAAAGCAAAAATTATCTCTAGTACACAGATTAGTAGCGTTAACATTTATTCCAAATCCTAATAATTTAAAGGAAATTAATCATAAAGATGAAAATCCTTTAAACAATATGGTTGAAAACCTTGAATGGTGTGATAGGAAATATAATAATACTTATGGAAATAGAATAAAAAAATCAATTCAAACAAGTATAGAAAATAATTCATATAATAAAGGTATTGAAATAAGACGGATTAATAATTCATTAAGAGAAAAACCTATTATTCAATATACTAAAAATATGATTGAAGTATGTAGATTTAAATCTACTAAAGAAGCTGAACGAAAAACGGGTATTCCACATTCAAATATTTGTTATTGTTTAAAAGGTAAAAGAAATATAGCAGGCGGTTATATTTGGAAATATGCTATATAAAAATAGGGTAGTTTAATTAGCTACCAATTTTATTTATTTATCAATTAAACTTATAGTATTTATTGCGGCTGTTCGTAACTGTTTGCCAACAACTTCTTTTTTTACTTGGGCTGAATCTGTATATGAAACACCAATTACACCTAGATAATGCTCCTGACCTTTTAATAAAATTAAAGCTATCCAACTCCCATTATTTATTTTAATACGACTTGCAAGTCTCTTATCAATATTGGCAAGTTCATCAACTGTTCCATACCAAAATCCATCTTCAAATAACTTTTGTGAAATTGAAAATCTTGATAGTGGAACATTTTGATATAATTCAGAAATGTATTCCAAATCATCATTAGATACTTCCTCATAGGTCATATCACCAAAAAGAAATGGCAAACCATTTAAGTTATTCGTTCCATTATGAAACTCAATTATATAAGCTCTATTTGCTTTAGTTGTTAATAATAATTTATCTAAAATAATTTGTATCTTAGGTGATATCTCAAGCCTTTTATCAACTTCTTCTGTATGTTTCTTGTCCTTGAATTGCTCATATCTTTCAAGAAAATATGACGGATTTAAAAATATAAATAGTACAGCTGTACTTACCACTAAAGCAAATAGTCCTTTCAACATATCAATAAAAGAATATTTCTTACTCCAATCCACCGACTTTTGAAATATCCCAAATAAATTTGTCAAGATATTAATTTTTTGTTCTTGATTCGCCATCTTACCATCTTAATCTTTTTTCTTTTTATTTTTTTTGTTCTTTACTCATAGCATTCACCCATATTATCAGTTTCAATTTGAACTACTGCAAATGCACCCGCACACTCATCAGCAAATCTTTGTAAAAATGTGGTAACTTGAATTGGAAAGTTTATTGAAACATCAGGATATAATGAATTAAATTCATTAATAATATCCTTTAATATAGTTATTCCATCACTTTTTATTTTTAACTCATTGTCCTTATCTGCAGTTAATCTATCTACATAAAATAGATTTAATGAATATGTATTCGTATCAATGTCAATATTATGTGTATTTTCAGTTATGAAAAATACCGAATATGCAATATCAGGTGTTGAATTAAGTTTATAAATATCACCGTCACCAACATAATTTATATTATTTTTGGTGATAGCTATATTTTTTAAATTATCTATAACTTCATATAATGTCATATATCAAGATATTATTTTTTATTATTAGAGCTTGGAAAATTATATTTATATTTCAGATAATCGCCTTTATTGATAGGGTAGAATGATTTAGAACGGGCACCACCTAACCAAATAGGACATCCTGCAGCACTATATAGATTCTGCCTTAAATCCTCAATTCCTTTATATGAAAGTAGTTCAGGGAATTGTGAATAATTTTCAACTACATATAACTGCATTCTGTACTTATAATAATTAGCATAGTGTCTATAGTAGTTTTTAACTTGTCCTACTTCAGCAAATGACACTGAATATTGTTTTTCATCATCAGTTCTACTTACTCCAAAATTATTTAGCTTAAAGCTTATTTGAAGTGTAAGATTAGATATTACTGTATAACATAGAAACGGCTGCACATAGTTATTTAATAGGTCAGCATAATATTCATTACCTTTTGATTCAACCTGATTTGAAAATACAAGCTGTTGAAGTTTGTGAACTAATGCCGTTCCTAGCGTCTCTTCCAATTCAATATCCTGTGCTAATTTGATAGCGGGTAATATATAGTCTCCTGCAGTATTATCTGATATATTTGAAGTCGTTTTTATATAATCTTCACTTATTAATAAAACATCTCTAAATGTTGCCATATTATTTTTTAATAAAATATATTATACTATTGATAAGTTCATAAAAAAAGGACTGATTTTTATTCAGTCCTTGTTATTTCAGTTTTATCTGATTGTTCTAAACTAAATGGCCTAATAGATATTGAATCTTTTGTATTAAATATCTTATCAAAAGATTTTATAATATTTTTCTGTACAGGTTGAATAACAGTTCTATTAAATAGTTTAAATGCATCTGCATATTCCTGCGAATTGAACCCTGTCGTTTGGTCAGGGTAGCCAATTAAATTAGGGGTGCATCTAAAAGCCACAAATAATTGAGATTTTGAACGTTCTGAAAGTGCCGTATATCTTTCATCAAAATCATCTTGTGATAAATCAGATACCGTTGCAGCATTATCAGCGTTTTCATTAAAAATTATCATTAGTCTACCTGCATTGTCTTTGCCGCTGAACTTTTCATTAATATTTTTTTCAATTTCTTCTTTTAAATTGTCGTCGGGAACACCGTTGTTCAAATTGATAATTTTACTTGTTAAAAAGTTATTATTAATTTCATTTAGATGAAACTCATTTATACTTTTTTCAATTTCTGCTGCAATTACAGAACTTTCCCAAATTGGATTGCCATATGTAGTTATAGCGGTATTATCCTTGAAATAAAAAATACTTGTAGCATTTTCATCCCCAAATTGATATTTGGGATAAACTATATATTTAACCCTGCCATATGATTTTGACCAATCATCACTATAAAAAAATACGCTGTTATCTTCGTTGCTTCTCAATCTCAATATTGGTATATGATATAATTCTGTGATATTACCTAAAAAGTCTTTAATAACCTGTATTGCAAAACTTCCAAATATCCAATAATCCAAAGATATTTTATCTATCAGGTCATCAATAGTTTCACCCTTTTCATTTATAGTGAAACTTAAAGACTGAATATTACAAATTACGCCGTTTCCCTTTGTATAATCACTGCAGGCATTTATGATACTTCCAAGTGTTGGTACTTTTTTATATAAAGAATATAAATAGTTTGGATATGCATTATCTTCACCCCAACTAATGAAGTCTTTGCCACTTATTTTTTTCTCTACGTTCTCAACAATATTTGTTGTTAGATATGGGTCTAATGCTGCAAATGCGACTTTTATATTACTTGTATTATTGTTTTCCATATTGTATAAAATTTTGTGATTTATTATATGAAGTTGAATTTGAGGTATAGTTACCTATCCTTACTAATTCTGTGCATATTATATCAATTGGTTCTTGATATTCTGTATCTGAACTAACCAATAAAATATTATCTTTATTTAGTAAAATATTGGTCTTACAAATAAGAATATATTTGTTAGTTGATATTGTACTTTTTTTAACATTATTTTGATTAATGACAATAGGTAAATTATCAGGATTTTCAATTAAATATAATTTATATTCTCCATCAGGTAATTTTGATACATCTATATCAAAAGAATAATATATACTACTATCATCCGCTGTATTTTCAGTAGTATATGTATATATAGTTTTATCAACAGTATTTTGCAAAATGATTGAATATTGCATAAAGTTTAGTTTATTTTAAATATAATTTAGGGTAAATATGTACCAAAATGACATAAAAAAAGGTTATCTTTAAATAAGATAACCCAAACTATTAGATATGTATTTAAACTATGCTAATATCCAATTCTTATTTGTTGCTACCGCTTTTTGCTCTTCAGATAATTTTGCAAGATTAGTACTACCTAAAGTTAATGTTTTACTTGATTGTCCTGTAAGGTCAACAAGAACTGATATTACATTAACAAGACTATCTACTGTAATAATATCAGAATATGATAATCTTAAATCACAATTTAATGTACCTGTTAAAGTTATATTTGTTAATTGGCCGCAAGAAGTAAACATACCATCAGCACTTCTTAAACTTGATAAATCACTTGTAAATGAAGTTAATTTATAATTATATTGAAACATATAATTAGAAACTTCTAATAGTGGCATATTACTTGTAAATGTTTCTAATTTAGAACAGCTGCTAAACATTCTATTTGCAAATATTACATTTGGTAAATCAGTATCCCAACTTGCTAATTTGTTACACCCACTAAACATATCGTTGCCATTAGTTAATTTTGGTAAATCAATATTCCAACTCGTTAAACTAGTACAACTATCAAACATACTTCCGCCTTCTTCTAAATTAGGTAATGCCGTATTAAAATCTTTTAAATAATAGCAATTATAAAACATACCATTTCCTTTAACTAATTTATCTAAATTAGTAGTTTGAAATGATGATAAATTAGATTGATAGAATAGTCCATAAGTTAAATTAGATGAAGTGGAATTACCATTTTCAATTAGATTTGATAAATCACCTGAAAATGTTTGTAATTTTGAAAAATTAAATAATCCTTTTGCATATTGTAAATTAGTTAAATTATTGTTAAAACTTGCTATATTACTAAATTGACATTTAAAATCTCCACTAGTTAATTTTTCCCATCCTGTAACAAAAGATGGAACTTCTGTTAGTGTACTATATGATAAACTTACATAAGGTAATGATATGTCATATGTAGTAGGAGGATTAGATATTGATACACTAATATCAACTTTACTTAATCCATCATATTCACTATCAGGTGTTACAGATGATTGACCATTTTGTGATATACTTACTGATTTTTCTTGTAACGTTGGTGATGGGGTAGGTACATTAACTGATATAGTACCACCACTTATACCACCAAATCCCGAATCAGGAGATATTACAGTATTACCATTGGTTACTATACTATAATCTTTGGATTGTAGTTGTGGAATAGGTACATTAACACTAATAGTACCACCTGTAATGCCGTCATAACCTTCATCAACAGTTATTGTAGTATTTCCATTACTTGTAATATTATAATTCTTGGATTGTGAAGTATATGTTGGAATAGGTACAGCAACATTTATTGAAACTTCTGAAAGTCCATCATATTCAGCATCAGGTGATACTGTAGATGGTCCATTTTCAGTAATTTCAACTGATTTTTCTTGTGTTTTATATTCGGGGCAAGGTGGACAAATACCACCACTACCCGCAAAATTTATTTTACTTATATTTATTTCCATATATTTCAATGATTTAATAGTTATTAATTAAAGTAATACAGTAATAGTATCACTTATGCCGCTAATTTTGAAATATGTACCCGGTGTAGCTCCATTTACAACTAATAAATCATTCCCTGAAATATTTGAAGTGCTGCCATCGGTATATGTATAGTATGTAACACCATCTACAGAATATGATAGGGTATATGTACCTGCAGGAAGCTGCGCAGTAAATGAACTATTTAAGCATTGAAAAGGCTGATTGTTTGATATTATTTTTTTCATTTCTTATCTAATTTTGGTTTAATTATTTTGATATTTGCAATATTTGCTTTATCGGCTATTATTATCATAGTTATATCATTTTTTTAAGATTTTCAGATTCTTTTCTTTCGAAATATTCTTTTTGCTCAGCAACATATTTATCATATTCTGCTTTATCAATTTCTCTAAAAATTGAAGTATCAAAATCCTTTGGACAATATGTAATGGTTGTTGCATAAAATGATTCAATATCATCACCTTCTCTATATTTGGTAATGTATTTATTTGTATCACTTTCTATTTTTATGAATTTTAATTCATCGTTATTTGTTATTTTCATACTTATTTTTTTATTAAATATATTATTATTGATATTAGTATATTGTTAAGATAATATCCAATTCTTATTAGTCGCTACCGCTTTTTGTTCATCAGTTAGTTTTGCAAGATTGGTACTACCTAAAATTAATGTTTTACTACTTTGTCCTGTTAAATCAGCAAGAACTGATATTACATTAACAAGACTATCTACTGTAAGATTAGTAGAAACTGATAAATTAAAATTATCACAATTTAAAGTGCCACTTAAAGTAAAGTTTTCAAGTGCTGTACAACCACTAAACATAGTATTGTCTGAATAAAGGGGTGTTTCTGTTAAATTAGATAAATTACTAATAAATGTTTGTAAGTTACTACATCCTTGAAACATACTTAATCCATTATTTAAATTAGGTAAATCTATATTCCAATTAGTTAAACCAATGCAATATAGAAACATATTAGTACCATTAGTTAATGATGATAAATCACTTGAAAAATTAATTAATTGTGAACATCTTGCAAACATTACAGTACCAGTTGTTAGATTTGTTAAATTGCTTGTAAAATTTGTTAAACTTGTACAATTCTTAAATCCGGTATAACATACAATGTTACCACTTTCATAAGTACTTCCACCGCCAATTGTTGTTGCTGAACTATTTCCAAATTGTGTAGAAGTAGTTATATTTGAAAAATCATAACTATCATTAATAGTTGTAATATTATTATTAAATACTAAAACGTCACTTCCTACAACTGCTTTTTGAATAGTTCCACCTGTTTCAATTTCACCTATTTTATCTGCATAACTTGCAAAAGAATCACTATCAGATACTGAAACACCTTTTTCAATTATGGCATTTTTGATAGCTGATTTTGTGCTTTGTAATAAATCTAAATTTTCTTGAATTGTTGCCATAATTATCCATTTATTTCAGTTAATGTATTATTAATATTGCCAATAGTCGCATTAATACTATTTATAGATGCGGCTATTACTTTGTTTTGTACTGGATTTTCAGAAGTAGTTGATAATTCAGAATCTACTGTAACAGTTGCATCACTTCCAGCTGGTCCTGTTGGTCCCATTGGTCCTTGTGGACCTGTATCACCTTTAGGTCCTGTTTCACCTTGTGGTCCTGTTTCACCTTGTGGTCCTGTTGGTCCTTGTGGTCCTTGTGGTCCTTGTGGTCCTGTAGGACCTACTGCGCCATCTTTACCATCTGCTCCAGCTGGTCCTGTTGGTCCCATTGGTCCTTGTGGTCCTTGTGGTCCTGTTTCACCTTGTGGTCCTGTTGGTCCCATTGGTCCCTGCGGTCCTGTTTCACCTTGAGGTCCCTGTGGACCTGTAATGCCTGATATTTGGCTAATTATTATATCATTATTTTCATCAAGTCCAACAACATTTTTTAGTTGTTCACTTGGTGATATTGGTAATGTACTTAAATCTATGTAATTTGCCATTTTATTTTATTTTTTAATAAAATATAAAAAAATAAACCGCAGTTTATTTGCGGTTTATTCTTACTTAAAGATTATTATATTAATTATGCAATTATTCCTGCTAATACACTTTCATCAACCTCATAGGGGAACGAATCAGATTCATCAGTTAATTCAACGGTGTAGTTGTTTGAGTCACCTTTTGCAGTACCCGTATTTCCTGAACCGTTGGTCGCACTTACATAATCATTGTATCCCAAATACCATAATTTGTTGTTGGAATCTCTTACAATTACAGCTAATTGACCTACTGCAAGTGCTGCAACTTCAATACGTTTTGCAGTTTCCATTTTCGTAAACACCAAGCTTAATACGGTGCTTACATAGTTAGTACCTGCAGTTGCGTCAACATTAAGCGTTGAAGTCATCGAACCCGTTTGTTTACGGAATTGATAGGTATGAAACTTTGCTTCAGCATTCATAGTAATAGCTGATATTATTCCATCGTCACCAACAGTAACAGATTCAACATCTTCATAGTTAGCTATATAAGCTGCTCGTATTCCACCAATTGAACTTGAGCAATCATTAGTAATCCCTGAAAGTACTTGCAAACAGTTTGTTGCCATATTTATTATATATTTTTATTCTTATTTTAATAAAATATATTTAATTATAATTTTGTTTTATTCATATAAAAAATGTATTTTTAATAAGAATAAAATATTTATATATAAACTAAAATAAATATGGAAATAGAAATATTTAGAGATATACCAAATTATGAAGGTATATATCAAATATCAAATCTTGGTAATGTAAAATCATTAAACTATAATAAAACAGGTAAAGAAAAATTATTAAAGCCTACTAAAAATGTATTTGGCTATTTATATGTTAATCTTTTTAAAGATAAAAGGCATAAAATGTATAGAGTACACCGATTAGTAGCATTAACATTCATTCCAAATCCTAATAAGTTAAAGGAAATTAATCATAAGGATGAAAATCCTTTAAATAATTGTGTACATAATTTAGAATGGTGTGATAGGAAATATAATAATACTTATGGAAATAGAATAAAAAAGTCAATCCAAACAAGACGGATTAATGACCCTAACAACGAATCTTATAAAAAAATGATTGAAACAAGACGGATTAATGACCCAAATAATGAATGGTGTAAAAAAGCGATTGAAACTAAACGGATTAATAATTTATTAGGCGAAAAACCTATTATTCAATATACTAAAGAAGGCGTTGAATTAGGAATATATAGTGGAACAAGAGAAGCAGAACGACAAACAGGTATTCCACATTCAAATATTTCTTATTGTTGCAAAGGTAGATATAAATCTGCAGGGGGCTTTATTTGGAAATATGCTATATAAATAAAAAAAGTGGTCAAAATTGACCACTTTAATTAATTAATATATTGTTTACTACTCGGTTGCAATCACACCTTTTACAACCTCATTTGGCCAGGCGATTTGCACTCCCGCTACGAACTCAATAGCTAATCTGAACTCATTAAAATCTTTGCTATACCATAAATCAAATTTCTCTTCATCGTTCATCATATCGCAGCCATAGTAAAGGTTCATCGGGTCAGCGGCTACAATAGTGTTAGTGCCATTTAAACCATTAACTGCTATAACTTTGGTGTTGGTACCCGGTAAAATAAACTCTTCTGAAGGCATACCATCAGCAGGATAATGATAGTAGTTTTTAGCAACCATCTCAACCATAAAATTGCGGAATAAATCAGCTCCAACAAATATTACAGCTTTGTCTAATACTTTTTCAGGAATAGCCAAATAAACTTTTGTAATAGCATCATAAGCAGAAGTACCTGATGCGCTATCAGCTTCAACAACATCTTCGGCCTCACCTAAAATCTTAATTAAGCCATCAAACCATTTTAAATCATTTGCGGTTGCACCGGTGGCTTCAGTATCACCCTGCCAAATTAATTTCTCAATTTTTTCTTTTACTTTTTCAACAATTAAACTTGTAAAATCTTCCTCAAATGGTAATGTTTTTTGGCCTGCTGCTACTTTTACTTGATAACCTGTCCAATATTTTAAGAAGTTCTTATCGCAGAAAGATTGGTTAACTTTAATTGTGCCTGTAGTTAAAATACGCTGTGATAAAGTGGTAGTACCTGAATCTGTCCAACCGCAAGCGGAACCATCTTGTAACTCAACATCAGTAGCTAAAAGGTTTAAAGCGGCTTGATATTTAATATCAGTCTGTAAGTTCATTAAGCTTGCAGATTTAGCTGATAAAACAGCTTCTTTAATCAAAGGAAGTCTGCGTTGCTCAACATATAAAGGCAGACTTGTCATTACGGGATTTGCCATATTTTATTATTTTTTTATTCTTATTTTTTAATAAAATATAGGCTATTAATAACTTGTTAATTTTTCATAAAATAAAAAAAGAGCAACTAATATTAGTTGCTCAAAAATGACTATGGAAAAGAATATTTATTATTTGAAATGCTGTCTGAACATCTCTAATTTTTTATCACCTGCGGTTTCAACTGTGACAGTCTTTTTAATTTCATCTTCAGCAGGTTTTGCAGCAGACATTTTTTCAATTTTTGAAAGTCTTTCATCAGCTTCTTTACGGCTTTCACCAATTTTATTTAGAACTGCATCAACTATTTTATAAAGCTCATTAACTTCTTTGCGTAATTCCTCAATAGCTTTATTTACATCTTCTTTGCTGCCATCAGGATTTTCTACCATTGGTTCTGCATCTTCTGCGCAAGCTTGTTTATCAGTTTCTGCACATTTGGTTTTTTCAGCTGCATCAACTTCTGCAGCAGCATCTACAATACTTTCAACTTTGCCATCTTTAACAACAATAGTTTTTCCATCTTCCGTTGCATATTCTCCATCTTCTGCAGGTTTTCTTTCACCATCTACATCAACATAGACACTATATCCCGCTTTTAAATCTTCTTCAGAATCCCATACTAAAACAGCTTTATCAGTTTTTACTGCGCCACATTCTACTAATAAATTAGCTAATCTTTTTCTAATTTTATCTAATTTGGTCATATTCTTATTTTTTTAATAAAATATATTATTTATTATTTTTGTTTTAGGTAGTTAATTTGATTTTGGATGATTGTTAGATATTCTTCAATATCAGTATCTTCAATATTATCATTTTCTTTTAATGCTAAATCAAAATAGCCCTCAAACGAAATACCTATATTATCACCATTTTCAACTTTTTCCCATATTTTAGGATTTTCTACATCAAACACCCCAAATAAACTACCATTTTCAATATCTTCAAATCCAACAGGATTAATTCCTTTATCAGTATCTTTAATGAATATTTCCAAATAATATACACCATCTAATTTATTGGATGATTGGTGTTCAATATTATATCTGTTTAGTTTACCATCTTCAAGCATTTTTTTAGCTATTTTTTCAATGGTTTGTCTGTCATAAATTATATAATATTCACCCAAATCTGAATCTTTGCGGTAAATTGGAAAATTACAACGGCAAATAGGGGCTATTACTCTATGATGAACATTATCTAATACACTATAATATTTTTGTTTATCTTGTTTTGAAAACTTCATTAGATTAACTTCCATCGCAGGTTTTTCAACAAAACTTATACAGTCTATACCTTGTGTTTCTTCATTAAGTTGTGCAAAATATATTGGTAATCTGTTATCCATTTTATTTTAATTTTTAATAAAATATAATTATTTATTAGAATGTAGCATTAGTTTCAACAACACTTACTTTATTTTGAACATTTGTAATGTCACTTTCAACTACATATACGCGCTGTGAATTATTTAATTCTGTTGTTTCAGAATCTGACAATAAATTACGGGTATATTCAACAGGTAGATTTCGAGATATATCTAACGATGGTGTTACAGCTGCAGCAGTAGATGAACTACCTGTACCTGTTTCAGTATTTATTGACATAATACTTTTGACATTTGCAAGTCCTGTTGCAATTGCAGCGGCCATATAAACGGCACCTAGTGCAGGTGACCATACACCACCGGGGTTAAAAGCTGCTCGATATGCTTCTTCTGCGGAAGCCCAAGTATTAATTAGGGTACTTGCAACGGCTGCTGCTTTACCTGCTTTTGTGTTTTCTCCAATTAAAGTAGCTGTTGCTGAAAGTATAGTTGATAAGCCATTATATGTGGCTTTTCGAGCTGCCAATTTTTTTTGCTCGCATTGTATTTCGTTATCTCGTTCTTTATTTTGTAATTCAATTATTTTATTTGTATGTTCATTTTCTATTTCCTCCAATCTATTCATAAGTTCTACTTTAACATCAAAATAAAGCGACTCATCATTTATTCTTTCGTTTAATATTTCTTTTTGTTGAGAATTAATATATTGTTCAAGTTCAATTAATTTATCGTAATATGATTTTTGTAAATTATATTTATCTTCAGGCCTAACATATCCATTACTTTCCAATGAAAACATTTTATTAGCATAATCCGTTTCATTAAAAGATTTATATGATTCATAAAAATCACTTAACATTGATAAATGCGTATCAATATTCATTAACATAATTTCTTTTTGTGACTCAATATTATCTTTTAGATTTTCATTTTGAATTTTAGCTATATCATCGTTATATTCTTTAATTAGTCCTGTAATATCTTGTCCCGCCTGTCTGAATAATTCTTTTTCTTGCTCAAACTGTTTTGTACGCAATTCAATTTGCGTCATACCCTGTTCTTCAATACGTTTTTTTATGGCTTCAATTTGTTTAGTATCAATAGCGGAACTATTATCATTTAATATGTCATTAGTTTTTTGTATTTCTTTGTTAAATGTTTTAGCAGCTTTAGCCCCTTCTAAATATCCTTTATTTATTAAGTTTTGATATTGAAAACTTAATTTAGTAACAGTTTCATTAGTTTCTCCAAGTTGTTTATTTATTTGAATGTATTCATCACTTTCTTTTTTACCTTGTTGTAATAATTCATTTCTTATATCTAATAATTTAGATGATTGTTCTTTAGCCTCTTCTAATTTTTTTGATATTGATTCTAATTCATTATTTCGTAAAGTTTCTTGATATTCTTTTGTAGCTTTATCAATCGCCTCAGTATTATTTCTCGCTTCTGCTAATGCTTCGTTATATTTTTTAAGAGCTTTTAGATTTTGCTGTTGTAAATAAAAATCTAAACCATCTAATGCATTCTTCAAACGTTCAACAGCCGCTGTTGCCTCATCTTGTGGTGAAGTATCTTTCCATAGCTGCGATATTTTGTCCCAATTTGCGATAACTTCGCCAATTGCAACTACTAATATTCCTAAACCTGTGGCAAGTAATGCTTTTTTAATACCACTTAACCCCACAATAAATCCTTTTACCGCAGTTGTAGCGCTTCTGAATTGAATACTTGCAGCTTTAATATCTTTGCTTAAACCTTCTAAACCCTGTAATCCCTGTACTAACGCGATAACACCCTGTAGTCTTACCATAGTTTTTTCAACGGTTTCTGATTCACTGCCAAAAATAACCATAGCTCCCTGTACTGCACCAAAACCACTTGCAAGACCTGTTGCAAGACGATTTACAGTTGCTATTTGTTCACCTAAATCAGCGGCTGAATAACGTACAAGTTCATTCATATCTCGCATAGCGAATGTTCTATCTGCTAACGCTCCTAATACTTGATTGTATTCTTGGCTACTTTCATCGAGATTTAATAATTCATCTTTTAATAGCTTTATCTCTTTTCGTAACTGTTTTACTGAAGTATTTGAATCGCCTGCGTCAACGCTCAATATTTTAACAATTTCTTCTGTCATTTCAATATATTTTATAAAAAATATATTGATAAATGGTTGAGTATTTATAAAAAAATATTCTGTGTATGCACAGAATATTTAATAAATCAATATTAATAGTATCTTAAATTGTTTGGCTTTGCAAATAGCTATTCATATCTATTACTTTTATGAACTCGCATTGTACGGTTTTATTTGAATTAATATCATAATTATTAATTTTATTTAAAATCCAAATGCAATTATTGAAATAATAAAAGTTTTTTAATAAATCTGAATTAACCTTAAAATTACTTAAGTTAACATAACAAGTAATTTTTTTATTATTAACGTTAAATTGGTCTGTTAAATATGATTCCCAAAACTTATGGTATATAGTAGAAGTATTATCATAATTTAAATCTTGTACATATAATTCTAAGGGTTGTTCAAAGTCATAACTATATTTTATTACATTATTTTCAGATATATAACGCGAAAAATGCGGAAGATAATTTAACTTGATAGCTATTGTACTACCTGCGGCATTTTTTGAGTTTTCGCAAAACAAATAGCAGGGTCCGCCATTTAGTTTATACATTTCATTTACATCATCACTTAATTGATATGGTATTTGTCTGCCATCGCTATCTAACAAGTGTACATTGCCATCAAATAAAATTAAGCTATTACTAATGTCTGAAAGATTTTTTACATTATTTTCAAGTGTAAAAAAAACAGGTTTATCAAACAAATCATAGCCATTTCGCGTATATTCAGTAGTTTTAGATAAATCAATTATATTTGCGCCTGAAATATCTATACTTGTACTATTATCCCCATTAAATAATTGATATTTTAAATTATCTACTAAAAATGTGGGGCAATTATAATAATTACTATTAAAAAAGTTTCTATAATATACACTATTATCTGTTAGTTGTATAACATTTTCATAAATATTATCAGATAATATATCATTGGTTTCATTATTAAAATTATACCCTGTTTTTAACCTTTTTTGACCATATGAAACACCATAGTCATTATTATATTTTTTTATCAAGTAATTTTCTTCATCTTCATCATATTTTAATCTTAAAAACTTACTTGAAAATAACAATGGCTGTATTTTCATTTCTTGCGAATAGTCAATTAAGTTATTTATATCTTTTACAGTATTATTAAAATAGTTATTTTTTGATAGTATTTTAATTTTTTTAGGATTTTGACTATCATATTCATAATTCAAATTAAACATTTTGGTAAAACTTAATAAGTAATCCAAAGGTGTATTTTCATTTTTTAATAATTTATCTTTTGTTAAACGCGAGCCACTACCTAGATTATCATTATATTTTAATGTAATATTAGAAGTATCAAGTTCAATTATGGCATTACCTAAAACTGAATTATTAATATACTCATTATATGTTATATCTTGCGCCGCATTTAATCCGCGGGCCACATCATTAAAATGTGCTATTATCTGAATATATAATTTGTTGGATACTTTAATATCTTCCAAACTTATGTTAAATGTATTATTTCCATTTTCAGAAAAATAATAAAAATCTCCATTTTCAATTTTTTTAAAATATCCCTTAAATACATTATTAGCCGGTGTATAAATTATATTAACCAAAGAGTTCAACGTCGCATAGTTATTGGCGATTATATTGCTATTTTCGTCTAGTATATTTATAGAAATAGCTACCGCATTATTACCCCAAATTGGATAAGGAGCATTTTTTACGTAATATCCATTATATAATATATCAGCATTATTTGCTATTTCTAAATTGGTTTCAGGAACAAATTTTACCGAGAAATTAAATGATAGCGACATTGAATATTGATTAATTGAAAGCGTTGCCAAATCAACTTCGTATGTTTTTGTATTGTAATTAAATATATCATTATTATTAACACCCAAATAAAAAGTTTCTGAAACGTCAGGATAACCAACACTATAATCAAAAGGAGGTACTTTTATTAATTGGGTTTCAGAAGTTTGATTTTCATTTTCAATATAATTTGTAGAAAAAGTTGGTAATAATATATAGCTTTTACTAAAATACGGATTATTTGTATTAAAAAAATCGCTATCTAATTCAATGTCATATCCACCATTATTTTCAGGATTGCATATTGCACTAATAAACTTATCTAATTTTAATGCGGGGCGCTGTTTATAACTTCGCAAATCTCTTATCTGCCATTCATCGTACTCCTTATTTAATTCTCCTAATGCATATCCATTAACTGTAGTATATGTAGTATCATTTTCAGTAATAGAAGTTGTTGGAAATAATAAACTACTATTGGTATTTATTAATACTTTATTATTATCAAAATCTTCATATATGCCATTATAACTTGGAACAAATGTAATTGTATTATATATTGTATTTGTTCCGTCATTTATATGCTGCCAACAATTATTTACAAAATCTTTGTCAAGTGTGAAATCCATTTCAGATTCTGATGGTAATGTATTGCCGCTTTCATCAACAATTCCATATGTTAAATCTTTTAAGAACTTTTCATTACCATCATCATCATAAGCCAAATTATAAAAAAAGTCTCCTAAACCTCCATATAACGTTGTTTCATAAATTATAACTTTATTTTTGATTGATATACTATTTAATTGCATATATCCCGTTTCAACTAACTCAGAATTATTAAAAAGTTGAAAAGGTGTTCTTTTCGATGGGTCAAAATATGCACCTAATATATAATTTTCATCATATAGCAGATTTTTATCTAAATTATATATTTCACCAAATATTTTATTATTATTTTTGGTAGATGGTATTGTTATATTTTTTGTAAAGCTATTTTTAACTGCAGCAGGACTGCTTGTATCTTCAAGCTGATAAGTAAACGGTATTGATATTTCATCTGAAAAATCAACTAAATTATTTTCAATATACAACTTTATATCTTGTTTCATATATTTTTTTATAAAAAATATATAAAAAAAAAGGTAAGTAATTAAATACTTACCTTCTTATTTTACCTTGTGATTCTTCTACATTAATTTCATAGTAGAACTTTTTGCGTTGTTGATTGGTAAATGTCTTATATTCAAAACTTGTATCAGTAATATTTACAGGTTTTATAACATTAGTTGATAAATTATGCAAATAAACTTCATTACTTTCAATAAGATTATACATTCTACTTGCTTGTTCATCTGTTAAATAGCTTGTATAAAACTTATAACTTGAAGTAATTATATTTAAATAATTCTTTTTTTCAAACTCTATAGTAGTATTATTAAACGATTTATTATAAAAGTTTTGTGATATATCATCTGTCTTAATATTATTACCCGTTATTAATAACGAATCCCAACCACCCGATGCATTTAAATAATACAAACAATATTCCGCACAACTATCTACTATTTTATATGTATCACCATTTATTTCAATAGTATCAAAATCAGGGTATTGAAATAAAGTATTATCAATTAATAGATATTCACCCAAATCAGATATTGGTGTACTTAATAATATTTGTTCATTGCCATTTTTGCTATTTTTTAATTTATATGTTAGTGTAACGGGCGTATCTAAATCATATTGCTGAAATAAAGTATATAAGAAATATTGTCTACGGTCAATTTCATATTTTACAGGGTGACTTATCACAATATTGTTATACATATTAATTTTGCTATTCAAATCTGAAAAATCGTAATCATAACTATTATAAAAAACATAGCTTCCGATTAATGAATTACCTGCAGTTGTTGTTAAATCAAACTCTGTTGCATAGTTATTTAGTTTGAATATATTTGTTGAATATCCGTTAAATGGGAAATCATCAGGTAAATTACTATTCAAAAAATTATAACATACTTTATTTAAATAAAATGAAATATTATTTGAATCGGGATATTTATATGATTTTCCACTATATATAATATTATTATTTACACTAATATTATATTCTAAAAAGCTTTCATTTGACGCATAATTAACAAGTACATCTTGTACAATCGGAAATATATTATATGCTAATTGTTGTACAGTAAGCGTATCAGATACTTCATTACCTTCAAAATCAGTTCCACTTAATGTTATGATACCTGTTCTGATTGTGTCAGTAAAGTTTTTAGAACAAGTATATGAAACTATATTAGCCGAATATGATGCATTTAACCAATCAGAATCACTTGAAGCAGTTAAAGTAGTTGCAATGTTCATTAATAAAACGCTCGATTGGCCACTTGTGACATCAAAATTAATAATTTGAAAATCATTTTGTATATTTATACTACCTGTGTTTCCGGCGGCTTGCGTTATTGGGTAATTTATACTGTAATTATCGTATGTAATTATTATATTACCACTTCTTTCTGTACTTCCTGAGTTTTTATTTACTTCAATTATTATATTAGCGCTTTGATTATTTATTTTGCTTACTGCAATACTATTAACAAATGAAGTTGCCGCAGAATCAGCAACAGCTGTAAAATTGCTCAAATTGGTAATATTTGTTGATACTGTAACTGTCTTTTGAGATTGCGAACTCGGAAATGATAATGAAGTTGGATTGCAAGTAATAATCCTATTGCCCGCAATACTAATAACATATCCTAATGTTATATTAGTCCCATCAAGATAAAATAATTTAATTGAAGCCGATGCATTAATATCATCAGGTAAATTATTATTATTGATACCTAAATTAAATGATATACTATTATTTGCAATAATTAAATTATTATAATAAAGTAAATTATTAGAATTATTAAATGTTATTTGAGCATTTGAGATTGTCTTATTGGCTACATAATATATAGTATAATTACCTCCCGACGCAGGCGCAGATATGGAAGTAGGAAAAAATCCATTTGAAATAGGTAATACCGAAACTTCAAAATCTACTGTTAAGGGCCTTAGGTCACTTCCCATAGAAAAACTGCCTATGTAATTTTTTACTGAATAACCTGAATAACTATTGCTTGTAACATTAATTGTACAGCTTGTTGCAGTTTGATTAACAATATTTCCTGATAATTGCCCATCTGCAGGAGAAAATGATAAATCACCCCAATTACCATTACCTCCAATATCATTAGTATAATTTATCGCTTGCGAGCTATTATTATTTCCAAATATTAATTTCTTAGGTGTAAATCCTGTTGCCATATTATTTTTTTAATAAAATATATTATAAAAAAAAGCGGTTATTGTAAACCGCTTTTAATATGCAATATGGCAAACATATCATCAAACTCTTTTTGTAAATCAATGCTTAACGCTTCTTCTATCTTATCAAAATATATTCTGTTTAATTCTTCAATTGAATTAGCTAATAATGGCCTTGGCTGAATACCTTTTCTTGCTATTTTACGCGCTATTAAATACGCTAATTGTTTTTCTGTTGGTAATTTACCCTGATATGCTGTTGGTAAAATATGTTTAACCTTTACCCAATTCTCAATCTTTGAAATTGGTGGAAACTTACCCGCTTTTCTACCATTTTCTACATATTTCCAATAATCAGCTAATTCTAAATCTATTTCATATATATTATTCTTATTTTTTAATAAATATTTTACAGAATTGGATAATTCGCCACTTGCATTAACATTATTGGCAGCTAATTTATTCTTATATAAATTAACTAATTCCTGTCCGTACTCATTTAGTACTCTTATTAGATTCTCATATTTTAATGTTTCCGCTTCCATTCTTCAATTTCTCTTTTTTCTTTGGCATTCTTATCTTTTATGTAACATATAATATTAAAAAAACTATATATGTTCATTTTATACACTGTTTCCCAACTACTCCTTGTGCATTCACTTACAATGTCTATATAGTATATCCACCCCCATTTTTTACCAAATTCTTCATTTGGTTCATTTGGATAATCGCCCTGCCGATTTTGATTTTCAGTATCTTGTCCTTCGTTTTCCTCATCTCCTTTTTCATTTTGGAGATTGAATAAGTTAGAATACCCTGCATTAAAGCGCGATATGACATCACAAAAAAAAACATAATAGATTCTGCATCAGCTATTGATAAGTGCCTATACAATTCATCTGCAACTTCATCAATATCATAATCTCCATATTCCTTACCATCGGGTATTAGAAATACAGCTAACAAATATTTTAGATTTTTATTATAATTCTTTTGCAAGGTTTGAAAATCTATATATTGTGCGGTGGTCATCTTTTTTAAACTTGTAAATACATTATACTTTTTTCCATTGATAATATATTTATCTTTAATTTCCACTTTGGGCATTTCATTTAAAAAAGCGGTTTGTTCAACTAATTTGCTGAATTGTGCTATTGGTAAATTACTTATTTCATCTTCATCTTTTTCACATAATATTGAAACTATGCTAATATTTTTATCAATATCTTCAATACCTTTTTTATTTAAAACTTCTTTAATCTTATCAAATAATTCAACGCTTATATCATCCCATTTTTTATATTTCAATTCCATATTCTTTATACTATTAAATAATTATAATTACCCCTTGTATTTTTTTCATAATAAGCCTGTAACGCAAGCATTAAAGCAATACACATATCATCATTTCCGCCTTGAGGCGCATTATATGTAATGTTACCCGTTTTAGAATTGTATTTGGCTTCGTAGAAACTCAATTCTGCCTGCTGTTGTTCATCATCAAGTATTTGTATTTTTCTTTGTTCAAAGTATACTTGAAGCTTATTAACAATATCAGTCTTACTTTTGTTAGTTGTTACAAACTCATTAACTATTCCCTTTTTAGGTAATTGGTGACGTAACATATTCACCATCGGTTTACCCATACCATTATTTTCACATAAAATATTTTTGATTTTAGGCAAATATGGTTTCAGATATTCAACAATATATTTAATTTGTTCTGTTGTGCTTTTATTTCTAAAATGTAATAGAAATACTTGCTGTTTAAACTCATTCAGAGCCGTCACAACAGTTTCATCACCTCCAACACCGCTGCCCCAATCAACTCCCACAAATAATTTTTCGTATTTTTCATTAATATTATTTGATATACATTCTTTGAAATGCCCAAAAACAACACTATCACTATCCAAAAAGTCACCTAAATATTCTGTAATGAACTGATTTCTTGGTAATGTTTGTCTATACATTTCTAATGTTTCAGGCGATAATAGGGCACTTGTATCATATTTACATAAATCATAGCTTGTAATAGTATCTTTATATTTATCCATTAGCCCATAATTATATGTTTCATAGAAAAATCCTATTCTAAACTTTGGAGTTGATACCATTAAAATAGGACATCGCCAAACATCAGTAGATGGTTTTATTATAGAATATACCTCATCGGGTATATATGCTGCTTCGTCTATGCATAGTATACCTGAAAAGGTATAACCTCTTAAATTGTCTCTTTGTTCTGCGGATTTGAATAATATGCTGCTGCCGTTTATAAACTCTATTTCAAGCAGACTATCATTCTTTTTTCTTAATACGCCTGTTTGCTCAACACTTTTAAGAATCTGTTTATATATCTTCCTTGATTGATTAAGTGTTGGAGATAAACAGCCATTTACAGTATCACTATAGTTTATGGCAAATCTTAATAGTTCATTGATAATTATATATGATTTACCAATTTGTCGCTTCGCTTTAACACAATGAATGTGCCCACTATTTTTACCAAACTTGGATAATCCATTGTGTACTGCTAACTGCCATTCAAAAGGCGTATATCCAACAAATGTTTTTTCATTATTTTTACTCATCTAATTCATAATCATCTTCTTCATTATTTTCTGATACTTGGTCAGCTTCTTGTGGCTGATTAGTAATATCAGTTCCGCCAAACTTGAAGTGAATTACATTATCTGATAATTCAACTTTAGTTTTAATTTCATATAATGCAAATGTTTTGTTAATTGTGTCAGCAATTGAATTAGCTGTTTTCCAATCTTCCTTTTCAATTGCTTTTTGCAACATATACTCAAGTCTTTCCAATTGAATACGTCTCAAGTTCTTTATAAAGGCTTCATCCCCTGATGCCATATATTTATAAGTTTCTCGAATCCATATTGCTGCAGCTTGTGGCTTTATATCCCATCTTTTAGCAATATCTTCAGCTATGGATAGTTTAGATATGCCTTTTCTAAATTGGCTTGCAATATATTGCAGACGAACTTTTCGTTCATCCGCACTCATTTTACCCCTTTTTTGTACGTTTTTTATTGGCATAATCTTTATTATTTTTTTCTTTATTATTTTCAATTTCAGCTTTATCTATAAAATAAAACTTACCAATAGCTTTTGCAAACTTTAAAATTGAACTTGAACAATGCTTGCATAAATTATAATTAGGTTCAATTTTTTTATAGATTTTCAGTAATTCATCAATCGCACAATTTGCAAATGGTAAACAATAATTACTGTTAATCGCTCTTCGCAAATTATCTTCAAACTTTGAAATATATTCAAATTCTTCTTTTGTAAAATACATATTTATTTATTTTAAATATAGTTATTTATTTAACAGTTTATATAAACTTGTTATCAGCCAATTAAATAAGTCTTGAACTAACATTATTAAGTTGCCTAACTGATTTGTTAAACTTGCTAATATGCAAACAACCAATATATTTAATATACTAAATTGTCCAACACATATTAGAAAGATTAAGCCTATCCAAAAAGTCATACATAAACTGCAATCCAACGGTTTTAAACTGTATTCTTGATATGGCTTATTTTTTCCAAACACCCATTTCCATATCAATCTTTTAATATTATTAACAACACCGCTAATATCAATGATAAACACTATTATCAAGGTTAGCATAATCAAATTTAGATATATCATTTTCTTCTAATTTTTTTATTATATTATATATTTCTTCCCTGATTCGTTTAATCTCTTTATATATTATAGTATGACTTATACCCAATTCTTTACCAACTTTTCTTAAACTACCTAATTCAGCGTATAACAAGATTATTATATGGTCACTTTGTGAAAGCTGTTTAATAGCTTGTTTGGTAAATATCAGCCTATTGTCATCTTCATCAAATATATCTAACTCTTTGAAATTATATTCATTTATAATTCTTTTGTAAATATCATTATTCATCCTCTATTTCTGTATTAATCTTTTTATTTTCATCAATTAATTTATAATACTTCTTATATTTAGTATAAAATGGACTATTTTTACTAAAGTATTGGTTTTGAATAATTCTTACAATAAAGAACTTCAATTGATTATTATTATACAGTTTTATTATTTTATTTTCATCATACTCAAGCAATACCAAATATATTTCCTGTAGTAAGTCATCTTTATCATTAGCTTTAATTCCCATATTTTTTATAAGTTCTTCAATTAACTTATTTCTTGCAATTTCTTCTATTATATCATTTTTGTTACACATACTGCATCACTTACTTTTAAAGCATTTTTATTTTCAATATATTTTTCACTTTCAACTACTGTATATTTATTATATACCTTTTCACCTAACTTTTCTAACTGATTGTCCTTTGACAAATCCCATATAATTATCCAACCATCATCAAAACTATTCAGATATAATGGTTTATACTTAGAATCTTCCATTAGATATTTTTCCTTATTTTTTTCAAGTATATAATTATCATATCTTGTGTGTGGCATTCGTCTATGTTTACATTCAACCGCATAATAATATTCAGTACCATTTTTTGTAGTAGCTGTGAAATAAATGTCTATATGACCATAATCTGTTATATGTTGGTCAATATTCAAATCGCATTTCCTGAATAAATATTTAAGCGTTGGTAATATCTTTTCCTGTCCAATTTTATCTGCTTCATTAAACTTATTCATAATGTCTATTTATATATTTTTATTTATATATAAATATCACCTAACTTTCAAAAAGTTATATTTTTTATAAAAAATATTTATTATGAATAAAATGAAAATAGTTATATTGCTTTTATGTTTGATATTTGCAAATTGTGCTGTTAATAAAAACATAAAAACCAATCAACAGAATAGATTGATAGATAGCACCTATTCAGTTAAAACAGATAGTACTATTCTTAATTCAAATAAAATTGAAAAAGATAATAGTACAGAAAATACTGAAATTAAGATTGAAGAAAATATATCTGAAATTATTGCTGATAGTGTTAATCGGACTTCTACACAACGTACTGTTAATAAAATAACAATAATAACTAAAAATAAAAAAAATGATATAGTAAAATCAGATACTATATCATCAACTTCTATTAAAATAGATACACTTGCAAATATCAAAAAAGATAATTCAACTATTGATAGTAAAGTAGTTGAAAAAGAATCTCAATCTTTAAAATGGATTATGTATATTGTTATATCAATTTCAATAGTCGCTGTTATCCTATTTTTGAAATTTAAATAATAATTCATATTATTATAAAAATAATATGAATATGGAAATATGGAAAAAAATTAAAGATTATGATAATTATTATATTTCAAATCTTGGAAATGTTAGATATAACTATTGTAAATTGAAACTATATAAAGATAAGGATGGTTATTTACAGGTATATTTAAATCATAAACTATTTAAGGTTCATAGATTAGTTGCATTAGCATTTCTTCCAAATCCTGATAATTTGGAAGAAGTTAATCACATTAACCAAATCAAAAATGATAATAGAGTTGAAAACCTTGAATGGATTAATCATAAAGATAATACGCAATATTCTTGCGCACATAAAGTTTCACAATATTCATTATCAGGTGTACTACTTAATACATTCAACAGTATTAGAGATGCTGCTACTTTAACAGGTACAGATAGAAAATCTATTGCATTATGTTGTAAATGCGCAAAGAATTACAAAACCGCTAATGGCTTTATTTGGAAATATGCTTAACTATTTGCTTTATTAAATTATATGCTTATATTTGCCTTTGAAATGCTTGAATTGTGCGAGTTCATCAACCAACTTTGCAAAGGTGTAGTTATTTAATAAATACTCCTTTACTTGTTCCACATTTTCAAATACCTGCTTTTTAGTTCTTGCCATAACTTTTTTATTTTTAAGGTTAATAAATATTTGCAAATATCAAATATATTACGAAGTTAGAAAATAAAAAAATAATAAACAAACAATAAAGGCTGAAATAAAGCAAATAGATAATAGTAAATATCAAATAAATAAATATACTGTTATTTTTATAACAATAATATTTATCGAAAAACGATATATAATTATCGAAAAACAATAAAAAATAAGATACTTTTATTAAAAGCATCTTATCTAAAAATATGAAAAACATTTATCAAGAAATAATATAATCATTATTTAATCGCTTATTCAGATATTCTACCAATTGAGATTGCAGTTTAGATAGATTATCTATTTTAGATTTTACTACATCAGATATATCAGTATTTACAGTATCATCATTAATATAATCTTTGATAGCCAATAATAGGTTTTTATTACTATCCAAAATATCAAGTACAGATTGGATTGACATATTATTCAGGTTATCTTTAGATTTGACGTATTGATACATATTATAGTTTAGTGATTCTGTAATAGCTTTATTAAGGTTAGACATATCATTTAGTTTAATTTGGGCTCTTATTTTTTTAATAATATCCCTGCCTACTTGTAATATTTCATTTTTCTTTGGCAGGAATGAATTAGCCACATCTAAATCTGTTAATTGTTTGAATAGTGGTATTAGTTCATTCTGAAGTGAATTCAGGTAATATTTGAATGCATATTTTTTAGAGTATTTGAATAGTGCATCATTAATTTTATAGTGAATATCCTTTAGTTTATCTGATGTAGGTTTATTATTACATTTGATACAGGACATTCCAATTATATCTTCTATTTTCTTCATATATTAATTTTAGTTAAATTAGAAATTATCTTCTATATTTTGTATTGTGTTCATTATTTGTTCATATAATTCATCAGCCGTTTCATTAGGTTGGTCAGGATAATAGTATGTTTCATATTCATCTAATAGCTCTCGGAATGCTATTAAATTATGATATAAATCTTCAATATACTTATCATCATTAAGTTTTTCTTGAGTTGGTATTTTAATAACAGTAGTAATATCTCTTAAATCATAATGATTTGAAGATAGTACAAATGCTTGATATTTCATATCATTTAGGAAAATAGGTTTTATTCTTAAATCTAAATAATATGCCAAATTAGAAATTGGTCCATATTCATATATTTCTATTTCATTGGTAGGTGTTTCCTCTATATAATTAACAGCATCTGTTAAGTATTCTTTAAAATCATTAAAATCTCTCATAGTTTATTTTTTTTTATTTTATTATTTAGTTTTACTTGAAAAGTGCTTATATGCATTATAAATTTCTGATATTGTTAAAATAATCAGTAATGACAGGATAATATAGTGTAGTGTAATCATAGTCTTAATGTTTTTTAATTAGTTATTTATATTTATTATATTCGTTATTTATATTATCTAAATTGTCATAATAATCAGATGACTCTTCTTTCCATTTACTGTAAAAGTACTCGTTGTCTAAATAATTATCATTCTCATCATATATATCTATATCATCAATATACATATTATTCAAATAGTTTAATTAATTCATTATTAGATAATTTTTCCAAATCTTCAAATAAGATTGGAAAAGGTTTTTTTAATTTACCATTATCAAAGCCGATAAACAGTATTCCTGCACAGAAGCCTTTAGATAATATAAACATACACAAGTAATGAATATCTATTTTAATATCCAAGTAATCCATTAGTGGTTGAATATACGTATATTTAAAATCAACATCCTCATCACTAATTGCTTCTATATATCTTCTATAGTCACTTTTGCGTAAATCATTTAATTCATCATCAATTTTTCCTAATAAGTCTCTTAAGGTAAGAGCGTCATTTTCATTAAATCTCATATTTTCCATATTTTTATATATTTTTATTTATTTATTATTCATTAATTATATTATTACATAAAATAATGTATTGGGGTAGGTTTTTGCTAATGATATTAACGCGCTAGCGCTATATTTTGACAAATGCCGTAAAACATTATTTATACTAACGCTGTATTTTATATTATTATAATATCTTATAAAATTATTTTGAGATGCTGTTATTGTATTTTTATTTGAATAGTAGCGTTTGATTTTTAATACAACTGTACCATCTTCATTTGTTTCGACGTAATTAACCGTTTTATATACTTTTAACATTTCAATTATTTCTTGTTCCATAGTATTTTTATTATATTAATATTATTATTTCTTTTTCATTTCTATTATTGGAATAGTATAATATATCATCTTTATTAATGGTTTTTGATATAACCGTTTTCTTGTATTTTGCAGTATCATAATTTCTCATATAGTTATATGCGAAGAATTCAGCAACATTTTTATCAAGTGTCCAACTAACACCATATTGTTTATTTCTTGATTCTGCTTTTGTCATTCCTCTATATACTTTAATATATTGTGGAAGACTGATTATATCGCCATCAATTATTTTTGAACCTGATTCATCTATTAATGATTTATACCATTCAAAAGCTGTTCTTACTAAATCCCTATATTTATATAGATTATCAGACATTGTATAAGCATCTATTAGATTATCTATATATTGCTTACGACTTATTATTCCTTCCATATATAGTTTAACAAATGCGGGAAATCTGTTAAAACTATCTTGAACTGTAATAAAATGGTCTAATTCATTATCAGTCATTTGCGGCTCCTTATTTACTATTGTTAAATTAACATTTCTCATAGTCTATTATATTTTATTTTATTATTCTAAAAAAAAATAACGGCTTGATAACTGCCGCCTTACTTGCAAATCATCAAACCGCTATTTGGAAAGTATATTAAATTATTTTTATGGGAATAAGAAAACTTCCAATTTATTATGTTTGACAAATATTAGTAAGGCTTAATATCTATCTTAATTACACCGCAAATATATAAATTATTTTTTTAATTACCAAATTATTTTTAAAAATAATTTAAATATTTTTATTTTTTATATATAAATATATCAAAGTTTTAAAAAGTACAAATTATTTTAATATTTTTTTATTTTTTTGTTGAATTTGGGAATCAGATATATAATATCCAATTCCCGTTTTCAACGTCAAATAATAATAAAATAAAAACTAATATAAATAACAATGAAAGAACAAGACAATATCCAAAACTTTTTATAAATATATAAATTATTTTTTTTAAAAACAAATTTTATTATTTTTTTGTTTTATATATAACGCCAAATATAGCCGCCACAGCTTTTTAACTTACCTTTACAACAAGAACAAATGTTTGATTGTGCAATACCTGTTTGCCTTTCAGCTTCTCTACTACTTTTAAATTTTCTTATTAGTTCGCCATTTTTGCTAAATTGACCTATTTCTACTGTGTTGTCATTTTCTATAGTGTTGTCATTTTCTACTGTGTTGTCATTTTCTACTGTGTTGTCATTTTCTATAGTGTTGTCATTTTCTACTGTGCTGTCATTATTATATTCATCGCTCATTGCAATTGGCATATCTTTTTTAGCTTTTGGATATATTGGTTCAAGTGAATCCTTTATTTTTTGGCTATATTTTAGTAATGGTTCAACAAAAGGTTTATCTATTTTATTAAGATAGACATTTAATATATTTTCAAAGACATATAATACATTTTGGGTCATTGGCAAATTATCGAAATGGTTATTATTTAATTCAATATATCTTTTAATTCCGTTATAAATTGACAATCCTCGTTTTATATTATATCTAATTAAATCATTATCTCTTTTAACTTCATCAACATATAATGCGATTTCATTTAATACTTCATCATCACTAATAAATATTTTGTCTTTATAAAGTTCAGCTGTCAATATTCTAATGATTGTTTTAGCTTGTTTTAATATATCCTTTTTCACTACATTATCATCAGTTGATTCTGTATTATAATATTTTATTTCTCGGAAAATAGGAACTAATGCTACATATAGGTATTTGCAATTATTAGCACTTGCATCATCTTGTAATTTACTTTTAATTATATCATTAGCTTTACCAAGTAAAGAGATTAATTCTTTATCAAATGTCTTTTTTTCAGTAAAAATAGTTGAGATGTTGTCTTTAAACTTACCTTGAAGTTTAATAAACTGTAATTCATTGTTATACATAATCATTTTATTTTTAATTATAAATATCTTGTATTTCTAAAAAATACCATTTTTTAGTAAAAATATTTTTATTTTTAATAAAAAACAAATTATTTTTAAAAAAAATAATAACTTTTTAAACTAATGTGATATTTATTATATGAATAACCTAAATAAAGGTTGTTTTTTAATATAAAAAAATATATATTTATATAAAAAGAGATTGTAAATCTTATTTTAACGTTCTTTGGAAACTTTACACATATCAAACAGGAAATGATGCTTGTTAATCTGTTTGATATAGAACGAGCCTTAAACCCACTGTAACGAGTAATAGGGAAGGTTCAGACATCGGGTGTGGTCTTCATAAATATTGATAGAGCACTTGCTACAAACCCCGATAGTGTAGAAAATGATAGAGGTGATGAAGTTGAATTGTTATCCATTTGCAAGCTTTGAGGAAAATGGATACTTCTTATAGGTTGAGGAATCTATAAGATTTGGTAATACTGACGTAAATTAGACTCACAATTCAATAAGACCTACTATTGAGTAGCCGTTTGAGATTGCATTAAGGGGTTTTGTATCTATACCTGAAGTACTTAAAGATATTCTAAGTATTAAATATCATATAATATATAATAAATTGAATTAAATTATATTTTATGATAGATTAAGAAAAAAGAAAAGACAATTCAATTCAATTCTATACAATATCCAATACCTATTGGAACAATCATTAAAGATAATTATAACTTAATGCAACCTTATAAGATAATTCCAATAGGTAATAATTATTACT